AAGCACCTCGCTTTACTTATCGTGGCACGAGTGTGCGTGTAAATGTTGAAGGGTCAACCTATAGGGGCTCTTCGAAGTCCTCTTCTGGGTCGTCATCATCCAAATCAGGCAACATTTGTGCAGGGTCAAAGACAGTTTGCCCCGCATATGTAACTCTGCTTGGCCAACTCAACTTCTTCAACTGGGAAGCAATCGAAAATAGAGAGGCTGAGGCTATTTGAGGAGGGACAGTGCCTAAATCAACATGATTAGGTTCAGAAGGATCATCTAAAGCAAGAACGATAGTGATTATTGGGAACTGTGTCGCTTGAGGAATGTCATCATCAAACGAGATGGTTGGTTTTAGAGATTCTTCCTCAGATGGAGTAGTACTTACCTCGGAAGATGGCTTCTCCCCTGGAGATTGGGATGAGTTCGACATTGAAATTCCCGTTACCTTCCTCGTATGTGACTACTGCCATTCCTTGTTGCCAGTCTTCCACTGCGTTAACTGGTCTGCCGTGAGGGTCTGTAGACCCCTTAGTTGATGGTACTGCGCCATCTATGCGACACAAACAACCTGGAGAAGCAGCAAGACTTCTTTTAGCCCCCTCATAAGTGCGTCGAGTCTTATGTTGAAGTTCAATCCTGTGTATATGCCCGTGGATAACACTCGTTCTCTCATCATCCACAACTGCCTTAACAGTCGAACCTCGGCTACGAGTTATATGCCCATGGATGCAGGCGAGGTTTTGGTTCACCCAATAAATACCCGCTGGGTATCCGCCCACATATTCGACATTCAAATGATCTTCGTTAAGCCTTAACAGAAATGGCACTGACATGACAGGCCAGTCTTCGGGTTCTTCGGCTCGTTTCAAGTGGAGTGCGGCAGCCGTGTTTGCGGTAACAGATTTTTGTAACCGTCGATCATGGTTGCCTTCCAACAAAACTATGTGGGCATCAGGGGCATTCGCTCTCTGCTCGCATAGGAACTTGTGACCACGGTCAATCCCCGCCTGGGATGTCTTGGCGAAAGCGGGTTCCATCTCGAACTTGCCGAACTCGGCAAAGTCTAAGAAATCCCCAAGGTTGACAATTGTGTCGGCCCCCACATCTCTAAGGATCTTAAGGGCGATTGCCATGGCCTCCTCGTCGTGGAAGGCGTCCATTTCCCCGTCGTCATACATGCGGTACCCAATTTGGGGGTCAGGCATGATCACCGCAGTTTTATATTTGGTGTCTTTTGCAGGTTGCTGATTCTTAGGTAAGTGCTTTATAGTTACTGGCGCTGCTTGTTGGACTACTGGCCAGTCAGGGCCATTCGCCCAAGCGGGATTGATTACTACAGAAACGCCACCCAAATCATGGATCTGTGCTTCACCTTCCTCATTCTTCGTCAGACCCTGCCACTCGGAAATTCGAACCTTTTCAACAGTCCCTATTTCCTCGGGCTCTATCCCAGACCTTTCAAGGAGATCGGCGATTTTACCTAAACGTGATTTAGCGAGTTCTTCTTTGAATGCCTCGCCCATTTAACGTCTTTTCTTTTGGTGCAATAACTTCCCTTGACGATAATTCCTGACAGCCCCAGCAGAACATTTATAGCCATTCGCTGTTAAAACGTCAGAGACCGCAACATGGGGAATGTCTTTATCATCTAAGGCGGCAATAACAGAAGCCTTGTCATCTTTAGACATGGATTCTAAAATTGCATCCAAAAGGTACGTTTGAGAGTGACCCTCTCGGGCTTTCATTTCCGCATATAAATCGGGCATATATATAGGACTCCTAGCGTTACCGCTCCACCAATCCTATTTTAACCCATAAAGTCACCTTTCACAGCGACCCTATCGTCATCTACGGAATTATTCCCCTAGATCAGAGTATGTAACCAAATCTTGGAACTCACGAAGTTCATTTAGATCAAGGGTGTCCAAGACGCTAGTAGCAGTCTTTTCTTCTTCCGATCCTTCTGCAATATCTTCTGTGATGGCTTCAGAGTCTGCTTTTTCAGCATCCTCTTCCGCTGCCTCTTCCTCAGCCGCTGGCTTTTTGGCCGCTGGCTTTTTGGCTGGTTTGTCAGAGTTCCCTGCTGGTGTTCCTTCAACTTCCATTTCTGCTGGAGTGTTGGTTCCACCATGAGAGAGGTTTTCTACAACCTCAGGTGCATCGTCGCCTGCGCCTTCTACTCTTTCAGCCGAATCTGGTTCGGTGTTCGAGAAGCCTGCGACATCCCCTGCTTTCTCTTCAAGATCGCCGAGGCGTTCTGAAAGAGTATTCAAGGCTGTGATTGCATCATTTAATACTGACTGGACAGACACTGGGGCGTCTTCGGCGACGAACTCAGCGTCAGTTGTTTCTGTGATTTCGGCGTCGTTAGCCATTGTGTCCTCCAAATTGGACTTGATTTCAAATAATTCAGCACCCTTTTCAATAAGAGTGTCAATTTCTTCATTGAGAGATTCAGGAAGGTTTTCCTTCATCTCCATAACTGCGTCTATATACTCATCAGCCTTAAGTTCTGGCGGCGTGCGGCCGTCATCCCTGTAATGCTTTGCGATGTGGTTATAAACGCCCTTGCGGTCGCTTCCCCTTAATTTTGTTCCCTTACGGGCGCCATTAAGGAGACCAAATGTATTTTGGAGAGCCGACAAAGCCGCTGGGCCAGGCCGACCATCCGAACCCACGAAATGATGAACAAACGTGTAGTTTGTTTTCATTGATGGGTCTTCGCCGTCTATATGGAAGGCAAAGATCTTTGAGAAGTATGCTTTATCAGCAGGGGACCGCATGTTCTTATATGCGACTTTATCGTTCCAACCTTCGTCCCTCACTCCAGTCTTATGACTCCGAGTTGGGCCTTTGGTGTCTTCGATTTCCTCGTCTTTCATTGACCCCTCTGTTATAGCCTCTTCTTTAACACTAACTGTTTTTGTGCCAGGTGCGGCACCAAAAAGCACGGGTGAATATTCGTACCATTCAAGTTGTTTGATATGGCGTATACCCGTGTCACCCTTCATCTCAGCACCGCCTTCAGGGACTGAATAGCCAATCGACCATTCTTGTTCCCCGCCAAAGAACTTAATGTCCTCATAAGCATCACGGCCCCGAGTTGTATTCAGATTGAATTGCATCTTTACAAGAACTCCGCCAGCATCTTGAACTTTAAGATGTTCGGGGAGGCGGTCATCACCGGGAGACAGTTCTTCTGCCTTTACGGTTCTTGCAACAGGCACAGTAGTATCGTGAGACCACACGCCCTTAGGGACACGTTTTTGCAGTGTGTCTGAATAGGCTCCTGGCTCGATTACATCTTTTACGTTATCTACGATGTTCGTAACTGATACAACCGCTTCTACAATGCCTTCAGCATCGTTGACGGCTTTTGCTTCTACTGTTGCTTGTTTCGATTCGAGTTCCACAGGGTCTCCTAGGTGTTCTTCACCTAGGTTATGTCCTCTAGACGATTTCATGGTGGAAGGTGTAGAAAGACTATACGCTGGATGCTGCTACTTCTGAATTAACCAGACGTGCAATAACGCCAGAATCTCTTAAAGACGCCATTTCTTCAGGGTTAACCCCGAACTCCAGAAGCCCCGCAGGAGTGGGTTCGTTAGTAAAAAGCATCGTGCAACGGCAATTAGCCACTTCTTCAATTGGTGCAGTCAACGAACCAGGGTGCATCATTAAATGGCCCCCAACGACAAAAGGATCAAAAAGAGGACGGGCTTGCCCATCGGCATGTGTATGCGTGGCTCTAACCTTCGCATCTTGCTGGGATAGCCAAACCTTGTAACGAAGCCCAGTCTTTGAAGCCTCGATCATTTGTCCTTCATTTAATCCGAAGGTAACAACATTGTTCGCCACCAAACGAGCCCTGTTCTTTACAGCATCATCAAATATGGCTTTGATCTCTTCCCCGATGTCAGCGGCTGACTTGCCTGCCGCTAACCCTTCTGTAATCTTTTTCTCGATTTGGCGTCGGGTGGTCCTGTTGACTTCTGTCATCCGTTCAAGGCCAGCAACTACAGCAACCGCCACTAATTCTTCATCTGGTTCAATTTGTTTAGATGTCATCAACGCAAACTCATTACCCCCATCTATGACTGTCGCCATAATGAAAGTTTTTGCGTCTGCCAACAACTGACGATCCCAAACAGGAACGTCCATGATGTCGTTTACCCCAACGGAGACACCTTTATTAATCTTCTCCCTAATCTTGGCCGAATTCCATTTTTCTAAGAGGACTCTTTGTTGTCTCTTGAAGAAGGCGGCCATTTGTATGGAGATGGAGGCAATAAGCCTCTCAGTCTGTTGAGCCCTACGAGCCCTTATCTCGTCTGCGGCTTTATGGTCAATCCATGTATCGCCAAATTGGAAACCCCAAACATCAGGTTCTAAAGGGGCCGACTCCTTACCCTCCGACTTCTCTTCAACTGCTCCATTAAGAGAAGCCGCCTCAGGAACAACTTCGGATGGTTCCACTTCAGGAACGACCATAGGAGCATGTGGTTGCACTACCCCTGGTTGCCCTTCGGGTAATTCTGGAGGCGTGAATTCTGTCGATGGGGTTTGGCCATCAGCGACTGCTTGCCCTATAGGCATCAAGTTGGCTTGTATCCACATCAAGTCAGCCCCAACTGGTTCTCTGCCAGTCTTTTCTCTGTACTCATCTATTGAGATAGCGCCAAACTTCAATTCTTCAAGATGGTAAGAAGCACGTTCACGTTCATCTCTTGAAAGAATCGCTACATCTTCAAGATTGAACTTGACTGTTAATTCGTCAGATCCATCCAAACGGTCGAAAGCACGTTCAATCAACATCAAGTGAGGGAGCATTGTTTCACGCCAGAACACCTCAAGTTCAGTGTCAGCATTCGAGAATGTTCGATCAGCGGCGTTACCGATAACCGATTCTGGAACACCAAATGCCATAAGGATTTCTTCTTTGGCTAGTTGCTTTGTCTCCGTGTACTGGGCGTCACGTTGTGCCATCGATGT